AAGTTAAGGTGTGATAAAATGGATATAGACAGAATTTGCTGCCGCTGTAACAAGCCTTTGCTTACTGGTTACTATTATTTTGATAACAAATTCGGTATATGTACAGATTGCATTACTAAATTATCCGTTTTAGAAATAAGAAACGAAAACAAATTGCATATTCACGAAGTTGAAGCGGCACTTAAAAAGGGGAATTATCAAAGATGATACATCAATGTACTTCATGCGGCAGGATAAAGCCTATTGAGTGGGCTTATGAAATGCCCGCATATCATAAGACTTATTATATATGCAAAGAATGCTTGCCTAAAATATACGAAAGAATGAATAAGAAGTCACAAAAAAACTCTAAAACACAAGAAACCAGTTATTTTAGAAAAAGTTAGGGGGTGTAAACATGGCAGAAGTTGTTGAATTAAAAGCGTTTGTTACTGCAAGCCCAAACGAAGCAGATTTTTCGTCAGCAGCGACTAAAAGAGAATGGGAAGCATATCCTACAGTGAAAGGATATGTTACAGCTCAATCCGATGAAAGCAGCTATATCGACGGCGAAACAATGCGCGTTGTTGGGGTTAATTTGCAACCTATAACGCAAATATACACGTTTGAACCACTTACAGGCTCAATAGATATTGATAACACATATCAGATTGAAGTGAAAGCTAAAGATAAGCCGAAACCGCCAAAGCCGCCCAATATCCAAGAACCTATTTACGTCACAGGTAAATATGGAATTGAAATGAACCCGTATTTTACGCCCGGAGATATAGGGCGTACGCTATACCTTAATGACAAGTGGGATATATTTAGTGACGCAAGCGGACAAATAGCGTTAGTATCCGGCGCATATGCTATAGCACAGAATGCGGCGAACGCAGTCAGGCTGTTTAAAAACGACGCTTATTTAGCACAAACGCGCGGGATTCCACATTTTGAAATCGAGCTGGGCAAAGCCCCTGCGATTGCCGCCCCTATCCTGCGAACTCGCATACGTGAAACCGTTCTGAATGTAAACGGAGTAACAGGCGCAGAAGTTGACTTAACATTTGATGAAAGCGGGCGTGTCATGGGCGGTGAAGTGCAAGCGACAGTACTGGAAAGCGAAAACGTTCAAATTGACTTTTAAGGAGCGAAAACATGACTTACATTTTTTATCTAATATTAGATATCCTATTTACATTGATATGCTATGTAACTAATCCAGTTGTAATATTATTCTCAAACGAACACGGAGAACTTCCATACTCTCTGCGCTGGTGGCAGACTTACGATAATTGTATCGACATACCGCATACGATTAACAGCGGCGTTCCAAAGCTGTTTAGATATGACTTTGACAAGCATTATAAATACACCCCTGAATTCAAAAATAAATACGCCATGAAGCCGGGATACGTAGAGATATTAGACCCGAATTTTACCGTATGGGAAAAAATTCAGCGTTATTTTTGCCGTAACGTTTGGCTTTATAGAAACACTGCTTATGGCTTTTCTTATGAAGTTTGCGGACGTTACGTATTCGCCGATAAGGTAAAAACATACGTTGACTATAACTATGCTGAAAACGACAAATGCTATATCGCTGTCGTTAACGATAATCGAATATTTTTAAATAAAACATGGAGCATATTTTACACAAAAAAATATTGCAAATGGTTTTATCTGCGAATTTATTTAGGCTGGAAATTCAAGGGAACTGCGGGGCAATCTATGATTGCTTTTCATATCAATCCATTTAGATTAAACGATTAAGGGGGATTAACAATGATAACATTTAATCCGGATACGGGGCTTGTATCAAGCGGAACGGCGGCGATACGGGCTAACCTCGTGACGCAATGGCAAAAAGCATTTGCAACAGACCCCGATAAGCCATTGCTTGACACCGACCCCGAAACACCAGCGGGGCAGCTCATTGACGGACAGGCGGTATTGATTAACAGGAAAGATAGTGAGATTCTTTACCTTGCTAATATGTTTAATCCTAAAACGGCACTGGGAATATGGCAGGACGCACTAGCGGGCATTTACTTTATCGAACGTCATATAGCCATAGCGACATTAGTTACCGGCAATATCAAGGGCGCATACGGCACAGTTATACCCTATGGAGCTATAGTCCAAGACCAAAAGGGATACACATATACGAACGTCACAGTAACGACCATAGGAGAGGACGGAACAGCTACAGCTATTTTCCGCTGTAGCCAGCGTGGGGCGATTGAAATAGGCGTAGGGCAGCTTACGAAGATAGTTACCGTTGTTCCCGGCTGGGACAGCATAACAAATCTAGCCGCAGGCGTCACCGGACGAAACAGCGAAACGCAGGCAGAATTTGAACAGCGCAGACGTGCCAGCGTAGCACAGAACGCCCACGGCATAGCGTCGGCGGTTGAGGGCGCACTAGCTAACCTTTCCGACGTAGTAGCCGTATCGGTTTTAGAAAACCGCGGTGACACGGACAAAGTGCTTTACGGCGTCACACTGCCCCCGCATAGCATTTACTGTAGCGTCTATGGCGGGAACATAGAGAGTATAGCCAAAACGATTCACGAAAAAATTGACGGCGGCTGTGGAATTTCGGGAAACACAAAAATCGCTTATGTAGATGAAAAAGGCAATGAATTCGTTTACTACATTGAGATACCGACAACAACAACATTCGCGCTGTCTGTAAAGATAAGGAAAACTTCGACGCTTCCGACCAATTACGAAGAACAAATTAAAAAAGTTGTTCTTCAAAACTTCAACGGCGAATTAAATAAATACGGACGTGCGAAAATGGCACAGACGATTTACGCAAGCCGTTTCTACGCCGACATAGTTGACGTTGGAGTAGATAATCTCGAAAATATTGAGATATCATACCCTAGCGGGTCAGAATGGACTGATAGCGTCGATATTCCAGCTAATCAGATACCAGTAATGAGCGAAAGCGATATTAATATTACCGTACTAGATTAAGGGGGCTTAAACATGGACTTTAGAGGGCAAGAAGATGTTCGAGAGTGCGACAATATACGTGTTGAACTACAACCGTATATCCAAAGTCAATACGGTAGCAGCACAACTATTTATCAGATTTTAGATGATTTTCGCGCGAATATCGACCCTAGTAAAGATATGCTAGTTTTTTATGATAACATATTTAATATAGCGACGGCTAATGGCGTCGGGCTTGATACATGGGGCGAAATCCTTGTTATTGGCAGAACGATAACAGACCCTATTAACGGGAAAAAATTCACGTTAGAAGATGATGAATACCGCTCACTGCTTTACTATAAAGCGTTAGCTAACATCACCGACGCAAGCCTTGCAACGCTTAACTATATGCTGAACAAGCTTTTCCCGGAGCTGGGCGGCGTTGTATTCAACGTTATCGACGAAAAGCAAAGAGAGGACGGGACGTTTTACAATAACTATCCCATGCACGTTCGCTTCGTATTCACAATGTATTTAACAGATGTTCAGCTTGCCATATTTAGGATAGGCGCGAATTTAATAGTAGGCGCAGGCGTAGGCTGGTCGCTGGTAATGATTGATACCGATAATACGTTTGGTTTTAACGGCAGCCTGCTTCAACCATTCAATAATGGCGTCTTTGACCCGTACCCCAATCTATAGAATAAAGAAAAAAGGAAGTGTTAAAATGGCTATACCAGTAGTTCAAGAACCATTGTATTTATTTGAAAGACCCTTTGCAAACGAAGGGACAAAAAACATCATTCCGGCAACGAATAACGAAACAACGGGTTTAGCGTCACAGACGAACGGCTTCCCTGCTATAACGCAAGTCCCAATTAAGGCAGGAGGCATAGCCCCGACACGGGCGGACTTTAACGGTATTCTTTATATGTTATCTGCTTTTGCCTACTGGCAGCAAAGCGGCGGTTTAATGACTTACAAGACGACTTTACAGTATTCTGCAAACTGCCTAGTAACTCACAACAACAAGCTTTATATGTGCATTCTTGCTAACGGCGTAGATACGGCGGCAGGGCTAAAAACTCCGGGCGTTGATACAACATACTGGCAAGAGCTTTTGCCATATATAGGCGGTATCACACCTGAACAAGTACAAGATAAGATAAACATATCCATTGGAGAGATACCCAAACCTGTGGCAACACATTTCGGCAGTTATTCAAGTGTTTCAGCAAGTGGCACTGCAACTACAGACGGAATTATAACCGCCATGAGTTACTCAAACACTACTATAAGCGGGTACGTAAATGGTTTAACAGTAATGACTACCGCAGGCAGAAGTAAATACGGACAGGGAAGCTGTTCAATATCGTTTCCAGTACCCAAAGGTGCTACCTATTCGGTGAGTGGGGCGCAGTGGGTGCGCTGGTTACCATTAATAAGCGATTAATGAAGGGGTGAAAAAATGGATATTAACAATATAGTCAACTCGACCCGTATGAGAAATGCGAGATTACTTGACGACATAAATAATAAGATATTAAATAGAGAATACTATAAATTCAAATATCTGCCATTTGAGGGCGCACTGCCCGGGTTATACTTCCAGCAACAAACAGAGGACGCTATTAATGATATAGGCAACGTGGCATATGCTACAGAAAAAGTTGCAGATGAAGCCCTGCAAGTTGCACAGCAGGCTTATAATATTGCACTAGCTGCACTGGAAACGGCGAACAATGCACTTGCCGCCGCTCAAACGGCGCAACAAACCGCTAATACTGCTTTGAACATTGCAAACAATGCTTTAAGCGTTGGAACTACAGCAGCTACAGCAGCAGCAGCAGCGCAAAACAGAGCAGATGAAGCATACGATTTAGCCGACGCTGCGCAAAAAGCCGCCGACGCTGCGCAAAATACTGCTGACGCTGCACAAGAAGCCGCTAACAATGCAGCTAATGATGCTACAAATGCGTTAACAAAAGCAGAGGACGCATTGACAAAAATTGAGCAGTTAAGCGTGTTAAACTACTACAACAACTTGACAGAAGCGACAGATGTAAACACATTAGTTGATGCTCACCGCTGGTATTTACAAGCTTCTAATAATCCTAACGCGCCCGAAACAAACTCGGGTTTTTTAAACGTTGATAACGACTATAATGACAGTGTATGTAAACAGTTATGGGTGAGCGAAACGACAGGAGCGATTTATAATCGTTTCGGGCAAATTGTAGAAAACAGTGACCCGGCTACTGTTAGTAGTTGGTCAGAGTGGTATAAGCTGGCTACAAAAGCAGATATTGACGGAACTACGACAGACTTAACCGAAAAAATAACTACTGTGGCGAATAACCTTGCTACACATGAAGCTGACTTCAGTAATCCGCATAAAGTAACCGCCGAACAACTCGGATTAACAGCGGTATATCAATATAAAGGCAGCGTTGCTACCTACGCCGATTTACCGACTACAGGGCAGAAAGTAGGCGACGTGTGGAACGTTGAAACGGCAGACCCCGACCACGGTATTAAAGCAGGGGACAATGTAGCATGGGACGGCGCACAATGGGATATTCTAGGCGGTAACCATGATTTAAGTGGATACGCTCAATTAAATTTAGCTAACACCTTTACCGCTTTAAATGCTTTCAGAGCAAACATTGCTGTATCGAATGGGACAAAGGCAGGTAGCAGTGGCAGTATAAGTTTTGGCATTTCTCCAGCAGATGAACCAGTACAAACGAGAATAAGTACAGACGATTTAGGTGGACTATTTTATCACGTAAGTACAAATCAACCTCATATATTTAGAGTTGGAACTAACAACGATGTGCTTAGCATACGTGATGACACCTCAAAGATGACTTTAATAAGTAATAATAAAGCTTTCGCAACGGTAACTCATGCAGGCGTTGCGAAGTGGCTAGGCAATGCAAATACCGCTACGAAGTTAGAAACCGCTCGCACAATAAACGGTGTAGCTTTCGACGGAACGAAAGATATTACCATTGAGGCAGGCGGGGGCGGTGATGTTACCGCCGCAGGAGATAACAACTTTACAGGAACGAACACATTTAATAAACCTATAACAGTGAGGGACGGCGCACTTGCTGGCATTGGTGGAACTATCACATTAGGCACGAAGCCTAATAGCGCAACAACGCAAGCAAAGATAAATTCTGCTGCCACCGGAGCAATGTATTATACAGCTACAGAAGGACTGGCACACTTTTTCAATGTTGGCACAGCAGAAGTTGCCACAATAGGCGGCACTGCAACGACGGCTACACTTGACTTTTTAGCTAATAGTATTCTAAAGTATAGCACTTCAAGTGGTTTAAGAGTAGGTGGCGGCGGTACAAGCAAAATCATAGGTTTTTACCCCGAGGCAGCCGATAACACGGCAGGTATGCGGCTTTCAAATCAAGCAGAAGCCATTAGCACTGACTACAGTATATTTTCTTTACAGAATAATTCTGCTATCAGCTATACGAAAAATGCAGCCTTGCAAGTTGGAAACTTTAAGATATTAGAAGTTGACAGAAATAACAATAATGTAACTATAAAGGCAGACAGTAATGGGCAGATACTATTCACGCCGAACAACCTAGCCAGCAACACAAGCAGCATTGATAGCAATGGTAACTTTTATATATCACAGGGCTTAACGGTTGGCTCAACGTTAAATACTGGCACGTCTAACGGCGTTATTCGAGCTGGGAACAATGAAAGCTGCCTTTACTTTACGGGAACAGCGGAAAATACTTACTACGTAACCCCTAATACCGGGAATACCATTAGTTATCAATCTTCCGCAAATTGCTATCTAATTAACTGTTCGATCAATAACCCGTCGAGCTTAAATATGAATTTTTCAAACATGAACTTCAAAGCGACCGTAGGAAGTGTGCCTTATATGTGTAAGACGTTAACCTTTTGGTTACCTGTGGGGGCTACTGTTCCGGCGGTAACTTGGACGTTCCCGACGGGTAGCGCAGTCTGCTACCCTAAAGGTGTTGCGCCGACCTTAACGGCAAATGCGAACAATATAATTAATGTTATAGCAATAGTGGATAATACGGACAGCTTTTCTATCCAAGTATGCGAAACAGTAGTCCTGCCGTATAGCGGTTAAGAAAGGGGTTTGAAAATGAATAAAAAAACAGTGTATAGATACAAAGGGACTGACTACACCAGCATTAACGCGTTGCGGCGAGCTATGCCGAATGTATCACTTCCAAACACATTGACAGATGAACAGTGTAGCGCGTTAAATATATTAAAATTAGAATTAAATTACAGTACGGATGAAGCCCGAGCTATACGCATTAGCCAGCTATATCAAGAATATCAGTCCGAATTAGTAGTCCCCACAAAGTACGAAGTCAACGGTAAGACTTACTACATTGACCGGGACACAGACAACATTATTAAATTTAATTCGGCGCATGAAGTTGCAAAAATGAAAGGCGATAACCTTTTTAGGGCGAAAAATGAAGCGGGAGAATATGAGCTAGTAACGTTAACGGTAGGCGACTTTGAAAGTATCTTATTAAAATCAGCCTTGCTGCAACAAGCAGCATACAACCGCTTCAAGCAAGCGCGGGACGCCGTCAACAAATACAAACGTGCAGACAAGATTTTTTCAGTTGAGTTATTATATTAAAAG